GTCCAATGTCTCAAGGTCGGTTCTTTCGAGATTCGTTCCGTACTTTTCCAATCCACGTTCGCTACGTTCTGCGAGTTGGTGCATTACTTGAATTACTATTCTATCTGTTTTCATAATTTATTGATTAATTCGTTATAGTATTCTCTTGCGTGTAATATCTTTTCTTTTACCTGTTCGATATTAGCCTCATTCAACTCTATTTGGAACGCTCTAACGCGCTTATTTTCGCTAATATGAGAGAATTCGTGTTTCGCTCGGACTTCGTTTTCTGTTTCTTCAGTGACATCAATCTCAAATTTCTTCCACGATGTACGTCTGATCTCGTCCTGCACGATGTCTTCGGGAGTATCTACCAGGCAATAAACTACACGTGCTTTCGTTCTTCCAGTGAGCCACATATAACCAATCATTTGCCAATAGTAATCTTTGTTCGGTAGTTCATCTTCAAACCAAGGGAAGGTAGTGCCGTCCCAACTGCATTTTATGTCTACAATTTCGTCTTCAAGGATCAAATCTGGAGTTCCTTTGATAAAATCGTTTTCATAGAATACCGTGTTTTTGAGTGCAAAAGGTAAATTTAGTACTTGTGATGCCATTTCAATAGCGAGGTCTTCTTGTGTATTGCCTTTATCTGTATAACGGCTTGAGAACTCCTTCTTAATGCCGAATTTTTCCTCAAGTGCTAACTCCTTTAGATAGGTTTTAGCCGTTTGAGATAGAACCTCTCCTTTTGATTTAGGAGAGGTCATAAGTTTACCGAGTGATGAGCATCTAATTTTCATAATAACAATAAGGTTTTGGTTTGTAAATCTGTCAGTTGGTATCCACTCAAAGCCTTTTTAAATGCTTCTGGTGTCATTTCGCCACTTTCAATCTTTGTTAGTCCGTTCTCAAAGCGTTCCTGCGTGATTGTAGGCTTCGTGTTTTTGATGGTTGCGCTGATTTCATTACCATCGTCATCCACCGACTGAAGGCTCATAAGTGACTGCAATGACGCTCTGCGGTAGTAGGTCGTAGCCCCTATTAATTTTTGGGGGTCTAATACCTCTGGTAATTTCAAAGTTGACTTTACGCTGTCTCCAGTTTCAATATCAATAATCATTGTCTCAACGCATCCGTCTACAATTGGCTGTAAAAGCAATAATCCGTGTTCAAGCAGGATTGGTTCTACCGTTTCCAGTATTGCGTTAATGTCAGCGTATGACTTCTTAAAATGAGGATTGTTGGCATTCTTCACTACCTTACCGATTTTCTGTTTTGCCGCATGGAGTTTAGGGTAAAGACCCACAACTTTTGCCAGTTCTTCAATGGCTTGTTCTTGTTTTTTCATGTTATTTTGTTTATTGGTTTCTGCAAATATATGATTTAATTTTAATACAATTCATCTTTGATTAAATTTTTATACTTCGTGATCAATTCCTTGAGTTCTTCCTTGTCCCATTTTTTCGTATTATGTGCAATTTGTTCCATTTCAGCATATTTTTCCAAGCCTATTTTCTTAATAAGACCTTCGCGATAGGCTATCAAATTACCGTGTTTATGTTGATTGCAACTAACACACTGGGCATTTACATTTTCTGGATGAAATCTAACCGAAGAGTGACCGCCGGCACTCCAAAAATGACCTGCATCATACTTTAAACCGAGTGGTTTACCACAACTTATGCAGGGTTGTTCCTTGTCGCGAAGTCTAATCCATTTGTTAAATACTTGCTGTGCCATTTTAAGGTAGTCGGAAGTGGTTAAAAGATCTTCTTTCTGCTTTTTTATCTTATTCTTTTTGATTTTGGATAGGTTCTTTAGTGCCTGGTCAGTTTTTTTGCACACATAACAATGCTTGTCTAATGTAGAGAATGGTGTAAAGGATTCCCCACATTTTTTACATGATTTCATAACAATAAATTGGGGTTTGTTGTAAAAAATAAATTGATTTTATATTATGTTCAAATTCTTCTATTGCGTCAAGTACATCCATTTCTTCACATAATTTTTGTATTATAC